ATGCCCCTCACCGATACCGCCGTCCGTAACGCCAAAGCCCAGGAAAAGGACTACTCCCTGAACGACATGGACGGGCTATCGCTGTTCGTGTCTGCGAAGGGCACGAAGTCCTGGCACTTCCGTTTCTCCTGGCACGGCAAGCAGCCGCGTATATCCCTCGGCATGTACCCAGAGCTCAGCCTTCGCGACGCCCGTGAGGCCCGAGACAAAGCACGCTCGCTGGTGGCCAAGGGCATCGATCCGCGGCTCCAGCGGCGCGCGGAACGGCACGAAGCAGGCCGATCTGCTGAGTCGACCTTCGCCGCTGTCGCCGAGCGCTGGCAGGAGTTCCGCAACCCGCGATTGACCGCCGGCCGGCAGGGCAGCATCGCTCAGAGCCGACGATACCTGGACAAGGACCTGATCCCAGCGCTCGGTAAATTGCCCATCTCGGAGATCACTCGCGCGGATGTTCTGGGCGCCGTCCGTCGGATTGAGCAGCGCGGCGCGCTGGATGTGGCGAAGAAGTGCAGGACCTGGCTGAACCAGATCTTCCGCTTCGCCATAGCCGAGGGGCTGACGGAGTCCAACCCGGCTTCTGACTTGGACATCATGGCGGCGCCGGCGCCCGCGCCACAGCACAACCCGCACCTGAAGCTGAATGAGCTTCCTGAGCTACTCAGGGCTCTCAGGGCCTATAGCGGGTCTAGCATCACCGCGTCGGGCGTGCGTCTGCTGCTGCTCACCATGGTGCGAACGCAGGAGCTGCGCTTCGCTGAGCGGAAGCAGTTCGACCTCGGCGAGGCGCTGTGGAGCATCCCGCCTGAAGTGGTGAAGCAGCTGCAGGGTAAAGCGAAGGAAGATCGAAACATGCCCGATTACCTGGTGCCGCTGTCGCGCCAGGCCGTTGAGGAGGTTCGCAAGCTGCTGGCCATCGGCGGCAACTACCGCCTGTTGCTGCCCGGGCGCAATGACCCGAACACGCCGATCAGCGAGAACACCCTGAACACTGCGCTCAAGCGCATGGGCTATGAGGGGCGCCTGACCGGCCACGGTATCCGCGGCACGATCTCGACGGCGCTGCATGAGGCTGGCTTCAAGTCGGAGTGGATCGAGGCCCAGCTGGGCCACGCGGACCCGAACAAGGTCCGCGGTGCATACAACCACGCCGAGTACCTGGAGCAGAGGAGGGAGATGATGCAGTGGTGGGCCGACAAGCTCGATGAGCTGGAGCGTCAGGCCTCCTGATTGGCTGCGGACTCCTTCTCAGCCTGCCAGGCGCGCACCTCATCCTCGCGCCAAGCAACCGCGCGGCGGCCAATCTTGCGCTGGCGCGGGAACCGGCCGGCAGCCATCTCGGTGTAGATGAAGGTCGTACCCATGCCGGTGATCTCCCGCACCTTGGCGATGCGGAGGAAGTTGACCTGGGTCTCGGTGATTGGGGTGGCTTCGACTGCAGACATGGCAGGTCCTCTTCGGTCAGGTGTTCTGGGCGTGATAGGGGCACTGGCACCGATCAGGATGCTGTCCAGTGCCTCGGCAGATGTTCGGGGTGAGGGCGATCAGCTCCTCCCGGGAGAGGGGCTGCTCCTCAGGCTCGATGGCCGGCAATTGGTCGACCTCGACTATGGGCAGGCCGACCTGCAGCGCGACGCTACGCTCGAGCACGGCGCCGCGGGAGCCTTGCCAGCCCGGAAGCAGGGCGATCAGGTCGCTGCCAAGCATCTGGCGCAGGGCCTGGCGCATGTATGAGTCCCAGTCAGGCTGGGCCGGGTTCTCCGCCGGGTTCTCCACGTGGTAGCCCAGAGCCCGGAGGCGGGCGGCCTCGGCGTGGAAGGCGGGGTAGTTGTATTCGGGCAGGCCGGTCATGGGGCCGGCCAGGTAGATGCGTTTCGCGGGCATGGCAAAAATCCTTGTGCCGATCAGCGGCAGCTGGTGAAAGAAAGGGGAATCGGCTCTACTGGAGAGCCCCGCAATACGAAAGGAGATCGAGATGGGCGATTGGTCGGATTACTTCGAAGAGTTTCCGGAAGAGAACCCTGCCAACCAGGTTCCCAAGCGCAACCCGCTGGAGCAGGCGCGCGATACGATTGCTGGCAAGGAGGCAGGTAAGGGTGCAGCTCAGGCCGAGTTGGATCAGCTGATCCGTGAGTCGAAACTGGCGGCGGAAGCCAAGAAGAAAAGCGACTAGGCCAGTTTCTTGATCGGCGTGCAGCGCAGGCATCTGCAGATGCCGATGCGCTCGCCGGTGGAGCGGCAGTAGGTGGGGGTGTTCATCTCAATCACAGCTGCCGCCCTCGCTGTCGATGCCCAGCGGTTGCTCCGGCAGCGGCTGCAGGAGTCGCTGCAGCCCCCTGTCTATCGGGATCGGCACGGCGAAGTCTTGCTGCCAGGATGGGGCGCCTTCTCGACGGCGGATGGCCAGCAGTAGGGTATTGAGGCTGCAGCCCTTACCTATGGTCATCCCGCCCGGCAGGCGGACCTGGCAGGGCAGCCTCCACTCGGCCGCGGCGCCGATCAGGGCATTGATGTTGGTTGCCTCCAGCGCCGAGCCAGGGTAACCACCGTGCTCATCGTGCTGCTGGTGCCATTCGTGGTTCTCCCGCAGGGCGGCGGCCAGCAGCGAGATACGGGCCTTCAGGCGCTGCACGCAGCTATGGCTGCCGTCCTGGCCATGGCTCCAGCCGTAGAAGCAGTCGGGACATACGTGGATTTGCGGATTTTCGGACATAGCGAATCCTTACCGCCGGACGGCGCCGGCAGCTGGGTGGATGGGGAAGGTGTTATTAGGGTTGGCGCGGGGGGCTGAGCGCCTCGGCGAGCGCACCGATGAAGCCGCCCGACTCCTGCCGGGCGCGTGAGCATCCCTCGCAGTGGCAGCCCAGGTACCAATTGCCTTTGCCGCGGTACTCGTGAACGGGATCGCCTGGCTGCCATCCAGGGCAGTCGCGGTGGTTACAGGCCGGGCAGCGGGGCTTCTTGATTCGGCTCAAGGCTGCTGCTCCTGCTCGGCCTGCTGGGCGGTGGCCCGATCCAGGCGTTCGACCTCGGCCAGAATCAGGGCGCCTGCTCGGACGTAGTTGGCCCGAGCATCCCTCGGCTTCCACCATTTAGATGTGAACGGCCAGATGGCAGGCGCCTCGTCGTTCGCGCCATTGAGGATGTACGCCGCTGCCGCCCTGGGCAGCTCGGCGGCGCAGTAGAGATCGTCGTGCGCCGGCGTCCAGCCCTCGGCAGTGAGCTGGCGGTTACGCTCGGCCAGTACGTCCTGGGCTGCGGTGCTCAGCAGGGGAGCGCCGGTCATGTAGCTGGGGTGATGGTCGTGGGCAGCAAGCGGCCAGACCTGAAGAACCTTGTCGCCCTGATACTGCATAAGCAGGGTGCCGTTCTCTTCTGCAAACCATCGGCCTTGCTCATCTTTCCGTGCAATCAGGTAATACCTGTCGCCCTGGCCGTCCCAGTTATCGAGGTAGTGGATGGCGTACAGGCCGGCTGGCGCGTGCGCAGCGGTTTCAGTGGACATGACTTCTCCCTCGCCAGTGGCGTGAAAGGTGGGTTGTGGGGTAGGTTCGATGTTCAGCGAAGGGCGGTATCAGGATAAGTTATGGAAAATCCAACAAAGAATCAGCATTTCGTCTCCCAGTCCGAGCAAAGATGTAACTGTATAGATGAGAGTCGCCCAAAGAATAAGCAGAGGATTTACAGGTTCGAAATTGTTGATCGAGAGAATAGTGTTGTTCGCTTAGTTGGTGCTGATGGAGTGAGGATAAAAAGTAATCTCTCCTTTAATGATCTTTTTAGCTTTGATGTTAAAAATGAGGCTACAAGGAAAAATCTAGAGAATTTCTTCCAGGTGTATGAGGAGGATGTTGCGTCAGCGTCGCGGCTGCTTATTTCTGAATCAAAAGTTCGATCACAGGGTGATGTGTTAGAAGCTGCTGCGGTGCGAGTATTTAAATCGAAATTTATGGGGTGGATAAGAAATCCATACTCTATTGTTTCAACGATTAATATGTTCAAAGGGTTGGTAGGCTGTGTTCCCACTGATGCACGGCTGCTAGAGGACTTTCTTGATATTCGCTTAGGCGCAAAGCCCCACTTGGCTAATGTATGTGCTGAGTTTGGTGTGACGCAGGAACAATATTTTCAATGGCTGGAGATTCTTTTCCTTGCGTTAATGACCCCGCCTGGCGGAGTGGTAAGTATATTGGAGTCAGTTGCTGAAAAAATCGCAGGATCAATAGGGCGCATGGGGCATGTGATAGTTGCGACTTTTGATGATGTTGCTGGGTGTCGAGTCGCTCTGCCTGATACGGGTTATCTTCAAGGTACTCAAGATCCTAATCATAATATGTTCCTTTTTAATCTCGGGCGGAGTGCGTATGCGGCCTTCAATGTTGTGAATTTGTCTAGGCAGACCATTGTGGATGTGCCTGATTATATGAGAGAGCAGGCGCAGTCATTCGATATTAAGTTTTCAGCGCAGTATCACCATAATAATATGGTTTTATTGGAGAAATTTAATGCGCTTGCTGTCTACCAGTGTAACTCTCATGTTTTCTGCGCTGACTCGCAGATTTACGGAGTTACAACTATCAGGTGAGAGGCAGTGCTTTGTGCTTTCACGCGAAAACCCAGTCGCGCTTCGAGCACTGGTGAAGGCTACGTTCTGCTAGATCAACTCATTTAGCGTCGACCGCGGCCCCTGCGTCCACGGAATAACCACCGCACCATCCGGCGGAGCGCAGTGCCAGGCCTGCTGGTACTGCTGCCCGTCGATCACTTCCACACCCACGATCACCAGGCCGAGGGTGGCCATGCCTTCCAGGCGCACGTCGTAGAGCCTGTGCAGCGCGTCTGGCTGGTGTGGTGATGACTTGAACAGGTAGGCGCACAGGGACGGCCAGCCCATCGGGGTTCGCTGCTCCATGTGGATTTGCACGTCGCCGAGAATGCGCGGGTCTCTGTCCAGGTCGTACTGGGATCGCTTCTTGCCGCGGTGGTAGAGCTGTCTGATCTTGAAGTGCATGGCGGCTCAATACTGTTTATACGTACAGTATTTTTGCAGCCTGTATCTCGCTCGTCGAGTCTCGCCCGTCGCCTGCGGCGTCATGTCCCTGGTCAGGTCGTGGCCCCGCCCTATACTCCGGACCACGCCCGCCGGCCGCGCATCGGGCAAGGATGGCGGCCGGGCAGGGTGGCTTAGGCAGCGGCCTCCCGGCTGTAGAGGTCGATCAGGTCCGCGGCATTGGCCGCGATCAGGTCTTCCGCTTCATCCGGGCACACACTGTTTCCGATTAGTCGGATCTGGTCGGTAGCCTTGATGTCCCTCCACTCCAGCTGGCCAGTCTCCTCGCTCAAGAACAGTCCGCGGTCGAGGATGTAGTCCGGGCTGAAGCCTTGGGCAAGCTTCAGCTCCTGCGGCTTGAGCATGCGCAGGCTGAAGTCCACCAGCACGTAGTCGCCGAGCAGCACCAGGTCGACCGGCTCCGGGAAGTGCTCCGGCAGGTACTTGTGCAGGAACTCAGCGCAAAGACGCGCCTGCTCCATCAGGTGCGGCGGCAGCAGGGTGGCCGGGACGTGGTGCACAGTTACCAGGGCCATGCGGTCCTTGGCGGTCACCGTGCTGGTCGGCTCGCGCAGAGTCAGCGTGTTCTCGCCCATGCCGTGGTACTTGATCAGGTATGCACTGGCCAGCCGCTGGTTTGAGCCGCTGCCGCAGATTGTGCTGATCGGGTCCAGAGCATGGCGGCCGTCGCCATCGTAGAAGCCGCCGTTGGCCTGCTCGAAGTGGCAACTCGCCAGGGCATGGTGGCCGCTGCTGGTTGTCGCTGTGCTGAGCGGCTGATGCAGGCCGGCGCCGATCGATCCCTTGCGCAGAGTAACCATCGCGGCACTTACCAGGGCCTGCTCGCCGCGGTTCGCGCCGGTGATGGTGCGGGTGGCCTCAGTCATGGGGTAACCGGAGCGGTCGCCATGATGGGTCAGGTGGGTGAGGTGAGCTGCCGACAGAGCGAAATGCCCGCCCTTGACCTGGGCGACCTGCGTGCGCAGGGCCTCATTGACCGCGAACGTGCGCTGGGTGCTGGCGTTGGCGAACTCGGTCAGGTTGGCGGCGGCCAGGGCCTGGTCGCTCAGCGGCACGAAGAACGGGTTGTCGCTCATTACCGTATGCCGCCAGAAACCTTTGGCTACGCGGCGGTGGGTGTTGTCGACGAGCTTGCGCTTGCGGGTGATCAGGCTCTTTCCGAGGTCGTTGAAGTCGATGCACTCGGCGGCGGTGCGCCAGGCCAGCTGGCCGCGCTTCGGCTTCTGGTGGCGCTTCGGCTTGGTCCAGACGATGGGGCGGCCATCGGTACGGCCGATCATAAAGAGGCGCTTGCGGATAGTCGGCGCGCCGGCATTGGCGGCGCGGCGCTCCTGCCATTCCACGTTGCAGCCAAGGCCCTGGACCAAGGCGCTTTTCGGCACCCAGAGGCCAATCGCGTCCATGATTTCCGGGAAATCGGGATGATCCTCGGCCAGACCCGTACTGAGGCAGGCGACGAACGCCTGGAAGGTGCGGCCGCGCAAAGCCTTGATCGGCTTGCAGTCATCGTCGAGCGGCCCCCAGTCCTGGAACTCCTCGACGTTCTCGAGGAAGAACAGTCGCGGGCGGGTGGCGTGGACCCAGCGCACCACTACCCAGGCCAGGGAGCGGACGCGGCGGCTGCGCGGTGCGGCGCCTTTCGCCTTGCTGAAGTGGCGGCAATCGGGCGACGCCCACAAGATGCCCACCGGCTGGCCACCGGTAGCCTCCAGCGGGTCAACATCGAAAACGTCCGTGATGAAGTGGCGCGTCTTCGGGTGGTTCGCTCGGTGGACGGCGATAGCGATGGCGTTGTGGTTGATGGCGATGTCCGGGTCGCGGTAGACCCTGGCGCCGCCGCTGCTGGCGCCGCCGGCGCCGGCAAACAGGTCGACATACAGCTCGCGATTGAACGGCAGCGCTTGCTGCGCCGCCAGGTGAAGGTGCGGGTTGTAGGAGGTCATGCGACTTGAGCTCCTGTTGGCGTCCAGTCCGCGAATCCATAGCGAGGCGCCTTTGTCTTCTTGTTGAGGATCGGTTTGCCGGCTGCATCGGTGAGCGCGCAGCGGGCTTTAATGCGCATGTCTCTGCACTTATCGGTCTTTCGCGCCAGGTCGATGAACTGCTGGGCGAACTCTGGCGAGTCGAGCAGCACCGAGAGCTGGCGTACCTTTCGCCCGGCCATGATCTGGTCGGCAACTCGATCGCATGCCTCGAGCCACTCGGCCATCGTCAGCTGACGCTTTCCGCCTGGAGCGTCCTTGTCGTCTCGCGTGGAAGGGGTCTTCTTCTTGGCTTCTTCGAGCGCCGCGGCGCGAGTCATGCCGAATACTGCGAATGTGCTCATCAGGCTTTCTCCAGTCGGCGAATCACATTGCGCACCTGTGCTTCGATGTCCTGCGTTGCCTTCTCTGCCAAGGCCTGTTCGAGCTGGTTACAGCACTCGGCAATGGTTTCCCTCAGCTGGTCGCTGGCCTCTTCCGCTGACTCTTGGGCGCGTTCTGCCTCGCGGACCTCCTCCTCGAGCTCGTGCTCGCGTGTCAGGCGCAGGTCCTTACCCGCAGCCAGGCGCTCCGCGAGTTCCTGCGCGGCCTCAGGATGGATTGGGGCGTAGTCTTCAAGCTCTTCGAGGGTGCATGCCTTGACTGGGAGTGCCATGGCGGTCTCCTTGCGTGTAGTCAGAACAGGGCCATCTGCTCGCCCAGGGCGGCCGATGGCTTGGGGATGAATATCGGGGATGGTTCCGGCGCCGGCGGCGCGTCGGCCGGGCGCCCGTCCATGGCGCTGCCCAGGGCGTAGCCGCGGTTCAGCTTCACGCCCCAGAGCCCGAGGATGTGAGCCGGCGTGTACCAGTGCTCGCGCTCTTCCAGGGCCAGGGTGTTGCCGAGGATCACCACGGCGGGGATGTGCAGCAGGCTGAACTGCAGGTAGGCCATGTGCACCGCGCGGGAGTCCACGTCTTGGGCAACGACGTGCAGGTGCTGCTGGTAGTTGATCTGCTGGTCCTGCATGGCCTCGGCCATGGCGATGACCATGGCGCCGGCGCCGGCTGCTGGCTCGTTCAGGCGGATGAAACCGCGCTGCTTGATGCGCTCGCGCAGCTCGGCGCCGTCGCCGACCAGCAGGCGGGCCATGGCCGCGCTCACGGAGTAGGGCGTGAAGAACTGGCCGCGTGCGCTGTTGCCCAGCTCCAGCTCCCCGAACACCTTGCCGAGCACGTCGTCGGGCCCGTACTCCAGGGCGCAGACCAGCTCTCCGAGCATCATGGGGAACAGCTTCACCTCGTCCGGCTCGTAGCGCTGAATCAGCCGCATGTAGCGGGCCTCGCGCTCGTCGCGCTGGGCCAGGTCGACGCTGTTGGCCATGGCCAGGGCGGACATCTCGATGAAGTCGCCGAACACTTCCCAGAGGTGGTGGCGCCGGCTGGCCTGCTCCAGCATCTTGATCAGGTTTTTGCGGTGCGCGCCCGGGTCTTGGCCGGGCAGCAGCTTGGCTGCAGCGGTCATGGGGTGGTCCAGGCGGGGGAAATGGTGGCCGCCCTTAGGCGGCGGGTGTTACTTGTCGATGCAATCCAGGCTGGTGGCCTCTCTGGTTCCCTGCTGCTCCTCGCCCAGGAAGCTGCGCGCGACCTTGGCCATGCGCAGCTGCTCCGCCTGGTGCCGCGAGAGGTAGGTGAAGCCGTTCTCCTCGGCGATCAGGTTGAGGCGCTTGCGGTCGATGCCGGTGGCCTTGGATATCTCGGTGAGGGTCATGTGGGCGGCCTTGGCGCGGATGCCTTCGGCGATCTCGTCGCGGGCGCGGCGGAACTTGTCGCCGTGGCCACGGATAGTTGCCATCTGCCGCTCGCGGGAGCGGGCCAGGGCGGCGCGCCGGGGATACTTGGCAGGGTCCAGTGTGGCGGCACAGCCGAGGGCGGCCTGCTGTTCGGCGTGGCTGCGAAAGTGGGGCTGCTGGATCATGCTGCCCCCTGCACGCGGTGGTCACGCTCCAGCTGGGCGGCCAGCCACTGTGCCTCCCGCAGGGTGCGGCGGAAGCCCAGCACGCGGCCGGTGCCCAGCTCCACGACGCGCACCATGCCGCGCCCGGTGTCGACCACCTGGGTGCGGTAGGGCTGTTGCACAGGAGCGGCACGGCGCTCTTCGAAAGCAGCGCGGGCCTGGTGGGCCAGCTGCAGGGTTTGGGCGAGTTCCAGGATGCTTTCCCGGGCCATGGTGAGCATGTTCATGGGGCACCTCGTTTGTTTGCGTGCATAGGTCGCCGCCCTGGCCGGAAGCAGACACTTCCGCAAGGTCAGCCGGCAAAGGCGGCGGCGTATGGATGCTGGTTGGAAGGTGTATCGGGGAGCGGCCTGGCCAGCGGCTGGACACCCATGCCGCACCGCCAGCCATGCCGCTCTCCGATCCGCCCTCGCGGTTGGACGGCCTGCTTTTCGCCCCGGCGCAGGTACCGGTGTAGGAGGTGCTGGAAGACCTTGGCTGGAAGCGCTTGCTACCCAGGAAACCACTTGGGACCGCCTGGGATTGCTCTATCGGCCAGCGTGCCGCGACCGCCTCCCGTTTGCCGTTCTACCGGCGACCCGCGAGAGGGCGGGCGATTCAGTCGAGCAGGATGTTGGCTTTGCCTGGCTCGCGGATGGCCTTGTGCAGCTCCCGCTGCAGCTGGCCTATGGCCCAGGTGGTGGCGAGGATGGCTGCCTCGCGGCAGCTCGCGCCTTCGACCTCGAAGCCTTCGACGCGAATCTCGCCCTTCGTGATAGTGATGGTTCCGGTGCGCCTGATGCGCATGGGGTCGACGTTGTTCATGTCGGCCTCACTGCACAATGCGCAGCTCTTCGCGGGGTACCCAGCGGCCGTTCACCTCGACCATGCAGCCGACGAAGGCTGCGTAGCGAGTGGCGCGATCGGTCTGGTAGCCGTACCAGGAGCAGGTGCCCCAGGCGAACAGCCGGCTAAGTAGCCAGAGGGCGACCAGCATGCCGGCCAGCACTAGGCTGGCCACCGTGAACATCCGGCGCATCAGCGCACCGCCTTCACGATGCTGTTGATGCCCTTATCCACGGCGCGGCGCACGTTGCGCTGTTCCTTGCTGGGCAGGCCCTTGTGGTACTCGTTGTCGTAGACGACCTGGGCGCGCAGGCAGTAAGTGTCTGGCGCCAGGGTGGTGCTGGTCTTGAGGCCGCTGGTGGCCTGCTTGTCGACGCTGCAGTGGGTGTAGAGCGGGTTGTTGTTGGCGTCCTTCGAGCTGGCGAAGGAGTCGTCGTTGATCTCGCCGATCAGGATCTGGTTGCCGAAGTCCTCGGTGATGTCCGAGGTGATCTTGCCGGCGCGGCCCACGTAGAGCATGCCGGCGATCTCGATGCGCACGCCGGCGCGGGAGACGTAGCCCTGGGCGACGGCCTCGGCGGCGCTGTACCAGTCGTCGAACTCGACGATGCGGGCGCCTTCGTAGTCCTTGTCGGTGGCCACCCAGTTCTTCACGGTGACCAGCGCGCCTGAGCCACTTACCGCGGCGAAGGCGTACTTCTCGGCGATGCTGTCGTCTTCCATCTTGCCGAAGTCATCGACGCCGGCCTTGCCGTGCAGCCAGTAAACGACCTCGGTGTGGGCGTCGGAAACCTTGATGTCTGCCGGCATGGCCGCGCTGGTGACCACGTCCGCCTGCATGATGGCGATGCGGCAGTCGCCGTCCTTCAGGAGCTGCGCGCTCTCCACGCTGCCGCCGGTGTTCAGCACCTCGAGCTGGGCGCCGGTGTTCTTGGTGATGGCCTTGCCGATGGCCTGGCCCAGGCTCTCGTAGAAGCCGCCCTCGCCGCCGGTGCAGAAGGTGAGCGGGGCAGGGGTGGCGCTGGCCAGGCCGCTGAAGCTGAGCAGCATGGCGAGCAGGATGGTGGTCATCTTCATGGGTGTTCCTCGGGGTTGTCGTTGCTGTGGCCTGCTGATGCAGGTGGTTGAAATCTCGTCCTCCTGACCTGGCCGCCCTGGAGGGGTAAGGCGGGGCGCTGTGCGTGCCGGGTCGTTCGCTCGGTTCGGTAACCCTCGGCAGCCGTGGGGTGTTCCCACGTGGGCAGGCTTTCGCGCCTGTCTGCTCGCCGGTCGCCGGTAGAGGCACAGCGGTCTGTTTCATCGGTTTTCTGACCTCCCACCGATGGAGCCGGGAGTGACCTAGCCGGCTGGGCCGGGTTAGTCGGGCATGGCGCTGGTTGTTAAAGAGCGGTGGCCTGGTGGCCGGGCCGGTTGTGTGCGGCGTGAATGGAATATAGGAATGCCTGTATTCACCGTCAATAGGGATTCCTATAATTTAACTTTGCGCACTAACGATTGGGGTATGGATTGAAGCGAGGTGGGGTGATGGAATACTGTATATGCATACAGCAAAAGGAGGGCGTATGGCCAAGCAGAAAGTGCAACAGCAACCCCGTGAACTGACCGCCCTGGAGAAGCTGGGGCTACGGGTGAGCGCGATGATCAACTCGCCGAAGGCGCAGCTGGACAGGCAGGTGACGATTCACCGGATGGACACTGACCCGGACGAGGCCTGGCAGGCGGTGCTGGAGTTGCTACTGGAGGAGGATGCGCTGGAGGTGACGCTGAACGACGACGGCACGGTGACGCTGAGCTGGGCGCTGGCCGGGGAGGGTGACCAGGTGGTGGAGGAGGGGGAGCTGGTGGCGGTGGAGGGGGAGGTGCTGTTCTGAGACGTTTGCAATCAGTTGCAAATGAAAAGCCCCGCTCGGGCGGGGCTTTTATTCTTCAATGCGCTCAGAGTCAAGTTGGGCAATAGCACTGAATGGAACTGAATAGGGAAGTTCCATGTCGGAATGACCGAGGTTTCGCAAAATACCGGCTGCCATCTCTCTGACGTACGGATATAGCATGCAAGCTGCTGTATGCTTGTCTGTCAATTCACCTATCGTTTTCCCACCATCCGTGAAAAAACCGCGCATTGTTATTTTGAAGAATGGCGTATCCTCTCCAGCACCTTGAATTACCAGGTCGAAGTCTACTTTGAAGTCATCGCCTTCATCTGGGAGAATATATTTTATGCTGAACTGCGCTTCGTAGGTGTTCTTGTCGCTTACGAACTGATTGGCTGTTAGGGACTTAAGTTTGTAGTCATTAAGGGTAAGTTTGGTTGATTGCATTTCTTTATCCCTTAATGAGTTACAACCCTAAGATCAGGCTTCGGACGGCGCGGTAGAGGCTGCGCTGTCGTTACATCAATCGCACCAGTGAATTCATAATGGTGGTGGTGATGGACTTCGCGAGGGCTGTCGTGTCGGTTGATGTACTCAACAATTGCGTTTTTTACGAGGTCATTTAGAGATACATCATTTTTCCGTGAATGAAAGACGGCTCGTTTATGAACTTCCATTCCTACTCGAACGTTAAATGTTCCACTGAATGGCTTGTTCGGCTCAATGCCTTTCTTTGCGCAGTGTGCGAGGTAGTAGTCAACAGAAGCTTCAAACTCTTTCTTGAGTTCGACAATGCTTTCTGCTTCGTAGGTAACCTTGTCGACAATATGCAATATTGATCCGTACAGTACGCCATCATCAATCGAAGCTTCAATTGATCCTTGGTAGCCTTTGTATGTCAATACTTTGTCGGTCATATCTTCCCGTGCTCCTCAAGAGCCTCTTTTATCTGCTTCATTAAATATTCTTTAATGATATTGCCAGGATGCGGCTTGTGCAGATGTATCTGCCTATCTTCGCTGTCTTGGAACACCTTGCGTGCCCCGCTGCCTTCTTCCTCCTCATAGCCAAGGTGCCCTAAAAGGGTGCAAAGTTCAGACCATTCGAAGTCCTTCGGCAGCTGCTTGAAGCGTTCAAGGAGCTTTTTCCTTTTGCTCATGGACGCTCCAGACTGCAGCTTGAAGGCGCGCAACTATAAATCAGTTGCAGGTGAGCGTACAGGACAGAAATAGCATCCTGTTGTGAATTTTCAAGAGGGTGGATTTCCATTTGTAAGCTCAGTCACAGCTTGTGGCCGTTCCATACCAGTAGCACCTTGGCATGGATGGCGACCTCGTCCGTGTTGACGACGCGGTCCTTGTGTTTGGGGTTGTCGGAGATCAGCTCCAGCTTGCCGTCACCGGCGCTCTGTAGGCGTTTGATGTAGAGCATGCCGTCCCAGGTGATGACGTAGACGCCGTCGCCGATGAAGTCGGTGACGCCGCGGTCGACGATGACCGGGTCTTTGTCCTGGATGGTAGGCGCCATGGACTGGCCCCAGCCGCTGATGATCGCCAGGTTGGCCGGGGAGGTGTAGTCGAGGCCCAGCTTCTCCAGCTGCGGCGCGCTGACCACCACGTTGCGCATGAAGTCGGTGTAGTCGGCCGGCACCTGGCCGTGGCCCATAGAGCCGCGCACGTCGTATTGGGGAATCAGGATCTCGCCGGGCTTCAGTCGAGAGCCGGAGAAGTCGGCGCTGATGACGTTGCTGCTCTGCACGGCCTCGGCAACTGTTTTCTCTACAGCTTGGGCAATCTGATCGCGCGCAGCCGGTGTCAGGCCTTTGTGCTTGCTCAGCATGGCCAGAACCTTGTCAGCGGCGCCGTTGGTGGGGGCGGGAGTGGTTTGGTACTTACCTTCAGCTTTTTCACTCACAGGGCTTGCACCCGCGGGATCGAACCCCCCGAGGCTTGTCACAGATATCGCCTCTTCCAATGGGGTAGGCAACATGGGGCCGCTTCCATTCTCTAGCCACAGTGCGTTTACGCCGCACGTCTTCGCGATGCTGGCGTTGAAAGACGATGACGCTGACTTTCCCCGCTCAAGGTCGGAGATCGAGGTCTGGGTAATACCGACCTTTTCGGCCAGTTCGCCCTGGGTGAGGTTGGCGTGCTTCCGCGCCGCCTTGAGCCGGTCTTTGTATTCCATCTGCTGCCTTATATAGGTGCGCCTATATCCTTGCAAATAGGATTGCCTATGGATATCTTTTATAGGAATTCCTATGGAGGATTCCGAATGAGCATCTATGAGCGGCTAGCCGATCACTTCGGCAGCCAGGAGAAGGCAGCTCGCGCCCTCGGGGTAAAGCAGGGCAGCGTTTCTGGCTGGGTCACCGGCAAGCACGGCATGAGCGCCATCGTCGCAATGCGGGCTGAAGAGGTGACCGGTGGGCAGTTCAAGGCCGCGGACCTCTGTCCCGATCTGAGGCGTGTCTCGGCGGCCTGATGCGCTGAGGTTGAGTTGCTGGGTTCTTCATGAGCCCAGATTGATGGCGCGACGACAACAGCGCCACGGAAAGAGCAGAGAGGTTTTACGAATGGAACAGTTCCTGAGGGCCTGTCACGACGCGGTGAAGGATGCCGAGCCTAAGCGGCTGGCCAGCCAAATGGGGTTGCCGCATGTGAGCCTGCTGCAGCGGGCCAACCCGGACAACGATGCGCACAAGCTGACCATCAACCACCTGTACCAGATCCTGCTGCATACGCAGGACATGCGGCCGCTGGCGGCGCTGGCGGCTGAGTTCGGCTTCACCCTGGTGGCGAAGGAGGGCGCCGAGGCGGTGAACCTCTCCGCTGCCGTGCTGCACATGCATGCCGAGGTGGCCGACGTGACCAAGGCGGTGACCGCCGCTCTGGACGATGGCCGGGTGAGCCAGGTGGAGAAGGCGATGATCCGCCGCGAGATCACCGGGGTGCGCGAAAGCCTGGATGTGCTCGAAGCCTCAGTGCAGGTGGCGTGACATGGCCGGTGACTGGATCAAGATGCGCGTCTCCCTGGCTGATGACCCTGCGGTGATCTTGATCGCGGATCGACTGGGGCTGGACGAGTTCTCCGTGGTTGGGCGGCTGCAACACCTGTGGAGTTGGGCCGACAGTCAGTCACGCGACGGTCACGCTGCTGGCGTGACACAAAAATGGATCGACCGTTACCTGCGTTGCGACGGTTTCGCCGGAGCGATGGTAGAGGCCGGCTGGCTGGTGATCACCGATCAGGGCATCAGTTTTCCCAATTTCGAGCGGCATAACGGCGCAACCGCCAAGGCACGTGGCCTGGCGGCGAATAGGCAGCAGAAGAAGCGCGGCGCTGTCACGCCTCCCGTCACGCCGGAGTCACCCAATCCGTCACGCGGTGAGCGTGACAAGGGCGTGACCAGAGAAGAGAAGAGAAGAGAAGAAGAGCAACAACAACAGGGGGCGGCTTCGGGGCCTGGTCTTGATGCCCTGCAGCGGTTCCCGATGCACAAGGGCTGGACGCCGGACAGCGAGAACCTGGGCACTCACCTGCAGCTGATCGGCGTCGCCCCGGGCCTGGTCACCGAGGAGGCGGTGACGGAGTTCGTTTCGTTCTGGCTGACCCGGCCCGGCACGGCCAACAACCAGGCGGCTTGGTGCCGTGAGTTGGTCGTTTCGGTGAAGCGCGCCGGGGTGAAGGCCGCTGCCAAGCCGACGCTCGCGCCGGCGCCCGCTGTCCGCAACGGAAGAACCAGCCAGCACACCGACCTGAAATCCCAGAACCTGCGTGACGGCCTGGAGGCCAACCCCGATGGAACCTACTCGCTCTAACCGCCCACGCTCGCTGGACGACAGCCTGGCGCGCCTGCAGAGATCAGCCGGGATTACCGGTACCGCGCCGGCCAAGTGCCAGGCCCACGGTGATTACATTGCCAGCCAGCTGCGTGAGGGTGTGCTGACCGGTTGCCCGGAGTGTGCACGGTTGCGTGCTGCCGAGGAGGAGGCCGCTGAGCGCAGCGAGCAGCAGCGGCTGGCCGTGGCTGCGCGGCTGGAGCGGCAGCTGGGCCAGGCGCTGATTCCGCAGCGTTTCAAGACCAAGACCTTCGCCAGCTACCGCGCCTCGAGCGATGGCCAGCGGCTGGCGCTGGGTGCCTGCCAGGGCTATGCGGCTGACTTCCCGGAGCACGCTGCCGCTGGCCGCTGCCTGCTGCTGCTCGGCCATGTGGGCAACGGCAAGACGCACCTGGCGGCGGCGATTGCGGCCCAGGTGGTGGAGCAGCACCGGCGCAACGTGCTGTACACGACGGTGGCGCGGGTGTGCCAGCAGGTGAAGGCGAGCTACGGGAAGGACGCGGAGCAGTCCGAGCGGGAGGCGCTGGATATCTTCCGGACGCCTGACTTGCTGATCCTGGACGAGGTGGGCGCGAGCTACGGGACGGACTTCGAGCGCATGGTGATGTTCGAGGTGGTGAATGCCCGCTACGAGGATGTGAAGCCGACCATCGTGATCTCCAACCTGGCCGCGCCGGCGCTCTCCGGCGCCCTGGGCGACCGCACGGTGGACCGCCTGCGCGAGGGCGGCGGCATCGTGGTGGTGTTTGACTGGGCCAGCGCGCGGAAGGAGGTGGACCGTGGTTGAGGCTGGCTTCCAGGAACGCATCGGCCGGCGCGTGCTGGGCTTGGGCAACGGCGAGCTGGAGCAGATGGCGGCCAAGGCGCTGGGGCTGGTGGTGGCCTGGCGCGAGGACCTGCAGCAGTTCGAGGTGGTGAGCGGTAACTGGCCGCGCGCAGTGTTCGGCCCGCTGGACAGCGATGCGGATGCCTTCCTGCTGCCGTGCCTGCTGCCGGATTTGCCGGTTGGGCTGATCCTGCGCCGCGCGCATGCGGCGTTCAACCAGGTGGGGCTGATCCCGGCCTACGTGCGGCGGAACCTGGTGCTGGCTGCTGCTGAGCGTTCGCTGGCGACCGAGGCGGAGCGGGTTGCGTATGGCTGGTGAGCGCCGGCGTGGCGCCCAGGTGCTGCGCACTGTGGGGCAGGTGGTGGGGTGGTGGTGTGAGCGGTTGGAGGTGAACCGCTCGGTGAGCGCGAGCTACAAGGCGACGATGCAGAGCCTGGCGCGCCGGCAGGTGGTGCCGCGGCTGGGCAAGGTGACGCTGAAACAGCTGGACCGCGCGACGGTGGACGACCAGCTGGTGTGGCCGATGCAGGCGGAGGGGCTTTCCCCGCACACGGCGCACAAGGCGCTGCAGGTGCTGCTGGCGGCGCTGGAGCTGGCGGCCAAGCAGAAGCGCATCGAGCGCAACCCGTTGGCGGGGGTGAGCTTCAAGGACTTCTGGTCCGGCAAGCTGCAGCCAAAGCCGGCCGGGCTGTTGCCGGTGGCAGTGTCGACGCTGCTGCCGAAGCTGTGCGAGGCCTTCGACCGGCAGCCGGTGGTGGTGATGCTGGTGCTGACGATGCTGGCCCAGGGCAACCGCATCGGCGAGACGTGCCTGGCGCGCCGGCAGCACATCAGCCTGATCGACCGGCTGTGGATCTTCCCTGCGCAGAACACGAAGACCGGTGAGGAGCTGGTGGTGCCGCTCACGGAGCAGATGTGCGCGCTGCTGACGCGCTACTGGCAGGCGCTGCCGGCGGCTAGGCAGGGCAGCACTTGGGTGTTCCCCGGGGTGAACGGCAAGCCGCTGAGCGCGAAGCAGGCGAGTGCCCTGATCAAGGAGCTGAGCGGCGGTGAGTGGACGAGCCATGACCTGCGCAAGCTGGCGCGCACGGTGTGGGCGGAGATCGGCATCGACTACCTGGTGGGGGAGATGCTGCTGAACCACTCGATGGGCACGCTGGCGAAGACGTACATCCGCACGACCGCTGACCAGCTGCGCCGACAGGCGCTGGAGCAGTGGCATGCCTGGCTGGATGCGCGCGGTTTCGTCGCTGCGCATGGCCTTAAAAGTGAACAAAGCGGAATTTCCTCGGATGCGGCCTAGCCCAATAGCGGCGGGGCTTTTGGGCGTTCCGGGGATTTCTACCAGAGGAAGATCAGGAAAAGGCGGGGGAGGGTTGAGGCGATGATCTATCCGAGTGTTCTGAGTGCAGTGGTGGCGGCGTTGGCGGCCGAGGCGATGGGTACGGCCACCACGGTGACCTGGCTGGGCAGTGGTGGGCAGAGCAGCCAGCGGGGCATGACCCGGCAGCAGGCCGATTGCTGGGTGCATGCCCGCCTGCATAGCCAGCTGAAGCCGCGGCATTGGCATGCGCTGGTGGCCCGGTACAGCACGCATCGCGGCAAGAAGGTGCAGGCGATCAGCGCCCTGGTGCCGATCGTGGCCACGCCGGCGCCGCACCTGTTCCTGTCGAAGGCGGTGACGGCCTGGGCCATTCCGAAGCTGAAGGGGAAGCAGGGCAAGCGCTCGACCGACCTGATCGTGCTGCCGGACGAGTTCTACAACATGAACCTCTGGGACAACCAGGGCCTGAACCGCAGCACCTACTGGCGCTGGAAGGCCGGCATCGAGGAGGCGTTGGACGAGTGCGTGAAGGTGGGGCTGCAGGAGGCTGAGGTGATCCTGCGGGCCGAGGGTGTGCTGTTTGAGGATGCCGCTTGACTTGCCTGCAACAACGCAACATGATCTCCCCATCCTGTTGATCTTGCGCCTGCAGGATTGACGACCAGACAGAAGCCCAGCCATCGAGCTGGGCTTTTTCGTTTCTGCTCCGCGCAGCTCTCCTCAGACTGCGCCCTCTGCCGGTGACCCTGCCGGCGTTTTCTTCGAGACCAGACCGATGCCGGAGAAAGACCCTAACAACTGGGCCGCGCTCTGGGCTGCGGTCAGCACGTCTGCCACATGGCAAGGGGCAATCATGGCAAGCATCATCGCCGCCCTGCGCGTCCTGTATGACGGAAAGGAAACCCGCTGGACCCGTATTGCGCTGGAGTCACTGATCTGTGGGGCGCTCTCGCTGTGCGCTTCCAGCCTTGTTCAATGGGGCGGTTTGCCGGCCAGCGTGAGCATCGCCGCCGGTGGCGCCATCGGCTTCCTTGGCGTGACCACAATCCGTGAGTTCCTGGTGAAGTGGGCCGGGAAGCGCGTCGACAGCTGATTCAGGCGAATGATCAAGGTCTCTTTCAGCGGTCTACGTGAGCGCCTGCAGACCCTGGATCGCCTGGAGCGTGAGCAGCTGCCGTTCGCCGCCGCACTCGCGCTGACCCGCACTGCACAGGTGGTCGCAGGTGATCTGCGCATGCAGATGCAGGTGGTGTTCGACAGGCCTACACCGGCCACCCTAGACAGTCTGTTCATCCAGCCTGCCACCAAGCAGAAGATGGAGGCCCGTGTCTGGATCAAGGATGGGCTCAGCTCAGGAGCTGGTGGCCAGTTGGTGGGCAGGCAGGGTGCATGGGGCAAAGGCAGGGCCGCTATCAAGTGGCTGACACCAGAGGTGTTCGGCGGCCCGCGAGACGACAAGGGTATTGAGGCGCTGCTCAGGCGGCGTGGTGTGCTGGGCCAAGGTCAGTACGTGATGCCTGGCGACAAGCTGCCGCTCGACCAGTACGGCAACGTGAGCCGAGGCCAGCTGAACAAGATCCTCTCGGGCGCCAAGCTGTTCACCCAGGAGGGCTACAGCGCCAACGCAACGGGCAGCAAGCGCAGCCGAGCCAAGGGCAATGGCAATCGCTACTTCGTCATGTACGACAGGAACCGCAAGCCGTTCGCTGTGGCTGAGAGAACAAGCACAGGGCGGGCTGGACTGCGAGTCGTGCTGGCCTTCACTGGTCGACCCTCGTACCGCAAGGCACTGGACTGGTTCGCCATCGCAGAGCGATCGGCAGAGGCCGCGCTAGCTATCGAGTTCGAGAAAGCCATGGCTCAGGCGCTGGCTACGAGGCGTGGTCGATAGGCTCGGCCTATGGCTTTGGGTCCTCCCCAGTGGGGTGGCCTATGAGGGTAATTCGAGCCCCGCGCGCCAATTATGTATGACCGATTTTCGGAGGTTGGTTGTTGTTTAGTCATGGCCAAGAACGAAACAACCAAGCAGCCGGGATGGTTGAACAAATCGGAAATGGCCAAGAGCCTCGGCATTTCTCCGCAAGCCTTTGATAAATGGGACGTTGAGCCCATCGCGCGAATCGGCCGCGAGGCGTTCTACCGGGTGCAGGATGTGCTGGAGAATCGCCTCGAACACGCCGCAAGAAAGCAACAACCTACCGGCCTGGACGAGGAAGGTATCGATCCTCTCGCCGAGCACAAGCTGACCCAGGAGCGCCTTCGACTGACGAAGGCTCAGGCCGACGCTCAGGAGAAGAAGAACCAGGTGGCCGACAAGGAGCTGGTCCCGGTCACTTTCGCCACATTCGCCCTGTCCAAGATCGCCGCCCAGATCGGCTCGAAACTGGAGACCGTCTGCAAGACCGTCAGTCGCCGGTACCCGGATGTCGACCCGGTCGTGCTGGAGGCCTTCGAGAGGGAAATAGCTGTGGCGCGAAACCTTGCCGCGCACTTCGGCGACGACCTTCCTGGAATCCACGATGAGTATCTTGCGACCCTGGATCAATGAGCTGCAGAAGGCGGTCGGGCTAGGGTTACAAGGGCTGTACAAAGAACCGCCGATGACGGCGGTGGAGTGGGCGGACAAGCACTTCTACATGTCCGCTGAGTCCTCGTACAACGAGGGCCGGTGGAAGACCGCCCCGTTCCAGATCGCCATCCTGAACGCGATGGGCAACGACCTCATTCGGGTGGTGAACTTCCGGAAGTCTGCGCGGATCGGCTACACCAAGCTGCTGATGGCCAACATTGGCTACAAGATCCAGCACAAGCGCCGCAATGTGATGATGTGGAGTCCGACTGACCCGGACGCCGAAGACATCAGCAAGAGCCACGTTAACGGCCTGATCCGGGATGTCCCGGTGCTGCTGGACCTGGCACCTTGGTTCGGGCGAAAGCACAGCGACAACACGCTGGACCAGAAGGTCTTCTCGAACCGCCGCACGCTGTGGATTCGCGGCGGCAAGGCCTCTCGCAACTACCGCGAGAAGTCGGCAGACGAGGTGATCTACGACGAGCTGTCGAAGTTCGATGCCGACGTAGAAGGCGAGGGCGACCCAGTCACTCTGGGCGACAAACGCCTGAACGGCGCCGTGTACCCCAAGTCAATTCGTGGCTCCACCCCGGGCAAGGAAGACACCTGCCAGATTTCCAAAGCCTCCGACGAGTCACCATACCGTCTCAACTTTCAGATTGCCTGCCCGCACTGCCGGCAGGAGCAGTTGCTGAAGTGGGGCGGCAAGGACTGCGCCTACGGCCTGAAGTGGGAGAAGAACGCCCTCGGCGAGGCTGAAAAAGCCTGGTACCTGTGCGAGCACTGCGCGGGCATCTTCTTCCACCAGGACATGGTGCTGGCATCCGAAGCCGGCCGTTGGGTCTGCGAAGTCACCGGTATCTGGACTCGGGATTCGATGGACTGGTTCGGGGCCGATGGCGAGCCAATCCGGACCCCGCGCTCCGTCACTTTCCTGTGCTGGGCGATATACAGCACCTGGTCTACCTGGCTGTCCCTGGTGGACGAGTGGCTCAAGGTTAAGGGTGATCGCGAAAAGCTGATCACCTTCATCAATACCACTCGCGGTGAGGTGTGGATCGAAGACCAGGGAGACCGCGTCGAGTGGGAGCTGCTCTACGGTCGCCGGGAGATCTACCCGAACACGGCGCATGTCCCCGAGCAGGCCCTGGGCCTGTTCGGGGGGATCGACACCCAGGATGACCGATACGAGGGCAGGGTCTGGGCGATCGGCGCCGGCGAGGAAAAGTGGCTAATCCACCGATTCATCCTCGGCGGCGACCCGGCGAGCGCGGAGCTGCGCCGCAAGGTGGGCATAGAGCTGCAGCGCGAGTTCAAGCGCCCGGACGGCACGCCCATGCGGGTGGAGCGGTGGTGCTGGGATGCCGGCGGCCACTACTCGGACGAGGTCGCCGAAGAGAGCGTGAAGCACGGTGTGCGCTGGGTGATCCCGATCTTCGGGGCCAGTACCTACGGCAAGCCCATCGCCAACTTCCCGCGGCGCCGGAAGAACAAGGTCTATAAGACCGAGGTCGGCACCGACAACGCCAAGGAGCTGATCTACAGCCGTCTGCGCATCCAGGTGCCCCAGCCCTGGTCGGCCACGCCAGGCTGCATCCACCTGCCGCTGATCGACTGGTGCGATGAAGACGAGCTCAAGCAGCTAACCGCAGAGCGCAAGAAGCCGGTGATGGTGAAGGGCAAGCGCGAGCTGCGCTGGGATTCAGGCGGCCGCCGAAACGAGGCCCTCGACTGCCTGGTGTACGCAATCGCCGCGCTGCGCATCAGCCAGCTGCGTTTCGGTTTCGACCTCGACGCACTCGAAGTTGCACGCCTCGCCACGACGCGCCCGGTCAAGGCCGAGGTTGTAGCCAAGCGAATCAACGACCAATCCGCCCAGGACGCAAATGCCGCGTTCCTGAGCACAACAGGTAATAGCCCATGGCTGTGAAACTTTCTCAGGCGCAGAACATGCTGCAGCGGTACCTGACTGCCGAGCAGGAAGTGCTCGAAGGCCGTACCGTCAGCTTCGGCGGGCGTACGCTGAGCATGGCGGACCTGGACGAGATCCGCTCCGGCCGCCAGGAGTGGGAGCGAAAGGTAAACCGCGCATCGAGTGGCGGTAGCGCGCCTTATAAGCTGGCGACCTTCGAATGAACTGGCTCGATCGGCTGCTGGCACCGTTGGCGCCTGGATTCGTGGCGCAGCGCCTGCGACACCAGGCCGTTATCCAGGCCTATGAGGCAGCGCGCCCGACTCGCACGCACAAGGCCAAGGGCGAGACGCGTAGCGCGAATGCTGCGCTGCAGGCCGCCGGCCGCTCGCTGCGCGAGCAGTGCCGCTGGCTGGACGAGAACCACGACATCGTCACCGGCATCTTCGATCGCCTTGAAGAGCGGGTGGTGGGCGGCGCGGGAATCGGCATCGAACCACTGGTGCTTGGCCTGGACGGGGAAGTGCACCTGGATTTCTGCGCCCAGATCAAAACCGCCTGGGCTGAGTGGTCGCTGAACCCGGAGACAGCTGGCGAGCTGACGCGCCCGCAGATGGAACGCATGGTCTGCCGTACCTGGCTGCGTGACGGCGAGGGCCTGGCGCAGAAGGTAATGGGCAACGTGGCCAACTATCGCCACCTGACCAGGGTTCCGTTTGCCCTGGAGCTGCTCGAGCCGGACTACCTGCCGTACGAATACAACGATATCTCCAAGGGGATCATCCAAGGCATCGAGCGCGACGCCTGGCGGCGGGTGCGAGCCTATCACCTGCTGAAGGCCCACCCGGGTGATTTGGGTCAGGGTATCTACCAGAACACCAAGCGAGTGGACGCTGATCGCGTCATCCACATCGCCTATCGCAAGCGAATCGGCCAGAACCGTGGCGTGCCGCTGTTGCATGCCGCGTTGATACGCCTGGCTGACCTGAAGGATTACGAGGAGAGCGAGCGCATCGCGGCGCGGATCTGCGCTGCGATGGCCTTCTACATCAAGAAGGGCGAGCCCCACGACTACGACGAGAAGAATGCGCCCGAAAAGCGCGGTTCCTTTCCGATCGCCCCTGGCATGGTCTTCGACGACCTGCTGCCGGGCGAAGACATCGGCATGTTCGAGAGCAATCGCCCGAACCCGATGCTGGAGGGCTTCCGCAACGGGATGCTGCGCGCGGTAGCTGCTGCTGGCCGGTCGGCCTACTCGACCGTGGCTCGCTCCTACGACGGCACTTACTCGGCCCAGCGTCAGGAGCTCGTAGAGGCCCAGCTTGGCTACGACCTGCTGCAGCACGAGTTCATCGACTCCTGGAGCCGGCCGGTCTATCGCACCTGGCTGCCGCTTGCCATCGCCGCCGGCGTGCTCAAGCCGCCGGCCGACGTAGACCTGCGCACGCTCTATGCGGCGGTCTACCAAGGGCCGGTGATGCCGTGGATCAACCCGATGCACGAGGCCCAGGCCTGGGAGCTGCTGGTCAAGGCGGGCTTCGCCGATGAGGCAGAGGTTGCCCGCTCGCGCGGCCGCGACCCTCAGGAGCTCAAGCGCGCCCGCATCGGCGAGATCAAGAAGAACCGCGATGCGGGGCTGGTGTTCAGCTCCGACGCCTTCCACGACCTTCCGGTACCGGACCAGCTAACTGCCGTTGAAGCGGTGCAGAAGGCCTACCTGGGTGTCGGGAAGATGATCACCGCCGAGGAGGCGCGCGAGCTGGTCAACCAGCACGGCGCCGGCCTTAAGGGACCAACACCCGATTTCACTGAGACCAACCAACAAGGAGGCACCCATGGGGAGCCATCGGAAGCTGACTAGCGCGCTCCTGGCGCCGCTCGCCATGGCGGTGTCCACCGGTGCCGCCCTCACCGAAGAGACCAAGCCCGAGGGCAGCTGGTACAGCATCAAGGCGCTGAGCCGCGGCGTTGCCGAAATCCTGCTCTATGACGAGATCGGCATGTGGGGCATCACCGCCCAGCAGTTCGCCCGCGAGCTCAAGGCTCTGGGAGACCTATCGCTAATCAGCCTGCGCATTCATTCGCCCGGCGGCGACGTGTTCGAGGGCACGGCGATCTACAACCTGCTCAAGCATCACCCAGCCCGCGTGGAAGCCCACGTGGACGGACTGGCCGCTTCGATGGCCTCGGTCATCGCCATGGCGGCCGACACCATCTACATGCCCGAGAACGCGCTGATGATGGTCCACAGGCCGTGGGGCATCCAGGGCGGTGAGGCGGACGATATGCGCCGCTATGCCGACCTGCTCGAAAAGATCGAAGGAACCATGGTTGCGGCCTACATGGCCAAGACCGGGAAGTCCGAAGAGGAAATCAAGGCTCTGCTCAAGGCCGAGACCTGGATGGATGGCCGCGAGGCTGTCGAGGCCGGCTTTGCCGACCTGCTCACTGAGCCGCTCGCCGCGGCAGCTCAACTTACCTCCAAACGCATGCAGGAGTTCGCCCACATGCCCGAAGCAATGAAAAACCTGATGCAGCCGCGAGCCTCTACTCCCCCGGCAGCCGCTGCTCCCAACCAGCCGCCGGTAGCTGCTGCGCCTGCTGCTCCCGCCGCGCCTGCTGCCGCTGCCGCTGCCGCTGCCGCTGTCGCTGACGAAGCCACCATCCTGGCCCGCGCTCAGGCTGCCGAGAACGTCCGCCGCGATGGCATTCGCGCGGTGTTCACTCCGTTCGCTGCCAGCCATGGCGACATGCTCAATGAGCTGTTGCTGGACCAGACTGTCACCGTCGAACAGGCACAAGCCAAGCTGCTGGCCAAGATCGCGGAGAACACCACCCCGTCGGCTGGCCCGCAGGGCCGCAGCGGTGCCAACGCTCACATCCATGCCGGCAACGGCAACCTGGTTGGCGACTCCGTCCGCGCCTCTGTGATGGCTCGCGCCGGCCACGCTGAGTTCGAGGCCGGCAACAATTACAACCACATGAGCCTGCGCGAGCTGGCCCGCGCCTCCCTGGCTGACCGCGGCATCGGTGTTGCGACCCTCAACCCGATGCAAATGGTTGGCCTGGCCTTCACCCACACCACCAGCGACTTCGGCATCATCCTCATGGATGTGGCCAACAAGTCGATGCTGGCAGGCTGGGAGTTGGCCGAGGAAACCTTCCAGCTCTGGACCAAGAAGGGCCAGCTCAGCGACTTCAAGGTCTCCCACCGTGTGGGCCTCGGCGAGTTCCCGTCGCTGCGCCAGGTACGGGAAGGTGCCGAGTACAAGTACATCACCGTCGGAGAAAACAGCCAGCAGATCGCGTTGGCCACCTACGGTGAAATCTTCAGCATCACCCGCCAAGCCATCATCAACGACGATATGAACATGCTCACCGACATTCCTCGCAAGATGGGCATGGCGGCCAAGGGCACTATCGGCGATCTGGTGTACGGCATCCTCACCAGCAACCCGACCCTCGCCGACGGCGTGGCGCTGTTCCACAACACTCACAACAATCTCTCGACCGGCGCTGGCTCTGCGTTGAGCGTGGACAGCCTGGATGCCGCGCGTACCAAGATGCGCACCCAGAAGACCAGCAAGGCGTCCGGCAAGGAGCGTCCGCTGAACATCCGCCCGGCCTATGTGCTGACTCCTGTCGCCCTCGAATCCAAGGCTACGCAGCTGATTAACTCCAGCTCGGTCCCCACCGCCCAGGTCAACCAGGGGGTCGCGAACCCGATTCAGGGCTTTGCCCAGGTGATCGCCGAGCCGCGCCTCGACGACAACTCGGCTACTGCCTGGTATCTCGCCTCGCAGCAGGGCACCGACACCATTGAGGTTGCCTACCTCAACGGAGTCGAGGTCCCGTACATGGAGCAGCAGCAGGGCTTCACCGTAGACGGTGTCGCCACCAAGGTGCGCATCGATGCCGGCGTGGCGCCGCTCGACTTCCGTGGCCTGCAGAAATCCAACGGCGCCTAACGCCAGTCGCCTCACGAACAGCCCCGCCTAGTGCGGGGCTTTTCGTTTCCGATCCCATTCGATCCAGGAGATAGCCTCATGGCCAAGAATTACGTCGAGGACGGTGAAGTCCTCACCCTCATCGCACCCGCCGGCGGCGTGGTGTCTGGCAACCCGTACACCATTGGTGCCCTGGCTGTCGTAGCCCTAGTCGATGCCGCAGCAGGCCAACCCTTCGTGGCAAAGGCCACCGGGGTCTGGGATCTGCCGTGCGCTACCGGCCTGGCTGCTGGTGTCAAGGTCAGTCTATTGAGTGGAGGCTTGGTCGCTGACGGCACCGCTTCGTCGGTGCCCTTCGGCAAGCTGGTCACCGCTGAGTCTGGCGGCCGAGCTTCCTGCCGCATCAGCAACTGACCGTGGAAGGCCGATTCGCGCGGGCACAGGCCCGCCTGCACCGCGTCGGTGCGGCCCGCCTGGCCGACTCGATCGGCAGTTACCAGGAGCATGGCGCCACGCTGGTGGATGGTCTGCAGCTGCAGGTCGATCAGCAATGGGGCGAGTTCGGCGCCGGGGAGGCATTTGCCGCCGGCGTCAAGTTCGTCACCTGGCGCAAGTGCCACCTGGACACAGCCTCCACCGGTGGCCTTTTCCTGGTCGGGGATGACCGCTTCATCGTCGAAAAGATCATCGCCGACGACGGCCACATGGTTACCGCTGCCTGCATGGTGCAGCCATGAGCAACGTCATCACAGAAGTGCGCCAGGCGCTTATTGCCCGGCTGGAGACCATCCGCACCACCAACGGCTACCGAACGAATATCGGCGGCCTGGTGAAGGCTGGCTGGTTCAGTGAGATCACCAAGGCCGATGCCGTGCCAGCCACCGGCATGGTGGTTGTGCAGCGCGCCAAGGGGAAGGAGCCCAAGGGCGGCGGCAATGCGTTGCGAATGCTGACCGGCTTCACCGTCATTGGCGCCGTCACGGCGGGGCTGGATGGCTACGAAGAGGCGATCGAGGACATTGAGTTGGACCTGCTCCAGTGCCTGACTCCGACCGAGGGCGTGCCTCCAGAGTGGCTGCCGAAGATGGCGCCGAACCTCACCGTTGGGGCCCCCGAACCTGTACCGCCCGGCGAGGGCCTGCCGGCCGCCACCGTGCTGATCCCCATCCACATCATCACCTTCGTCGACTCCATCGACTACTGAGGGCACTACCATGCCGAAAGTCAAAGAAACCGCCCTGATCGGCGGCCGCTTCAAACTGGGTAAGGCCGGTGGCCGCGCGCCGACCGACTTCATCGGCCTGGTCTCCACCGCCCAGGAGCAGATCGAGCAGACCGAGATTCGTCTGCAAGACACCACCACTCCGCAGGGTGGTACCTATGACACCTTTGCTCGGGTGGACCGCTTCTTCCTCACCCTGGCGCTGCGCGAGATCAACTCCCGCAACCTGGCCAATGCCCTGTATGCCGACATTGCCGAAGTGCCAAGCACCGCGGTAACCGGTGAGGAGGTCGTGCTCGGGGTTGGCCAGACCACCGCCCTGGCCCTGATGCCGCTGGAAATCACCAAGGTGGCCATCGGTGGAACTGAGTACGACGAGGACATTGACTGGCGCATCACCGGCGCCGGTATCGAGGTCATCGAGGACAGTGACCTGGCCGACTTCATCACCACCCAGCAGAGCAGCAAAACCGCCAGCAGCGCTCCGAAGGCCGGCGGCAACACCGGTAATGGCACCATGGGCGCTGTCACCGTGACGTCTGCTCCCGTCGGTGCTTACACCGTCAGCTTTACCAGCAGCACGGCCTTCAATGTCACCGGCCCAGGCGGCGCGGTTGGCACTGGTACTGCCGGCACTCCGTTCAGCACTGGCGGCCTGAGCTTCACCATTACCGCTGGCGCGACGCCTTTTGCTGCCGGTGATGGCTTCTCGATCACCGTGGTGCAGGCAACCGAGGTTGTGGCCGAGGTGGATTACACCAGCGCTACCTTCGACGAGATCGAGCTGCTGACCAACTCCGGCCAGGAGTGGTACCTGCTGTTCGAAGGTGCCAACGCCGTGGGTGAGAAGGGCAAGTTCAACGCCCACTACTGGCGTGTGAAGTTCAGCCCGACCGAGAGTCGCGATGTGCTCGGCAACGAGGACTTCATGACCATGACCGTACGCGCCGAGGTGCTCCGCGAGGACTCCCGCGCCACCGGCGATGCCAAGTCCGCCTACGGCAAGCTGCAGAAGCAGCGGATCGCGTGACGCTGCGTGAAGAAGCCAGCAGGTTGGCGGGCTTCTGGTCGAGCCATAGCCCAGCCAAGCTGGGTTTTGGTGCTGGCTGTTGCTAGAGTCCTACCCAGCCACAGGGAGGGCTTCATATGCAGCTAATGGCGAGTGGGCTGATTGTTGTTATCAGTGCTGTCCTTGCGAGCACAGCGAATGCAGCCTCAATGTATAAGTGCGTCGGTGAGAATGGGAGAGCAGCGTTTTCTGACAAGCCCTGTTCCCCGGAAGCTGAGGTCATTACCGTTGAGGACGTCCGCATAGGGACCAACATGGCCCCTTCCAAAGTAGCTGAGGCGCAGAGTGACCTTGACAGTGCCAAGCGAGAACAGCGGGCTACTTCAAGGCGCTATGAGCAGGCTCAACAGGAGTTGGCAACTGCTCCATGCCGTGCTTTTAGCTCTTCGGAAGTCCGCACGCTGACGATACGTAAGCAAATTTCTGTGGGGATGAAGCGCGCTGATGCGCTCCGCGCGTGGGGTTCGCCGACTCGCGTTAACGGATCTCAGCATGCGTACCATTGGGACAATGGCTCGTCTTCTTTCTTTTATGTGAAGAACGGTTGTGTCAGCACCGTTCAAGGTAGCTTCATGGGGCAGTAGTGCTCCGTTTTTCCCTGAACCCGCTTCGGCGGGTTTTTTATTGTCCGGAGTTCCTATGAGTGACGCAGCAGGCAAGGCGATTGTTTCGCTTGGCGGGAAAGACTTCATCGTGCGCGAGCTATCGGTGGCACAGCTGCGCTCAATGATGGACTCCCGCGCAGAGTACGACCTGCTCAGGCATGAGCTGTTCTCGGATTTGTACCTGACGGACCTTCCAAGCTTCGTGAATGCTGCTTTGGCGGATATTGAAGCGCTTCTCCCCTCGCAGATCGAAGAGCTGATCGCCAAGGTCAAGGAGATGAATCCGCATTTTTTCCAGCTGCTGGCGCGGCTGAAGGGCATGGCAGCGCCAGTTCAGTAGGTCTGGTTTCGCATCTCGACAAGGCAATCTGTGCGCTTGTCACCGCTGGGCACCAGGGCGTGCTCGACTATCCGTGGTCGCTTTTCATACGCGCACTCAAGGGGTGAGACATGTCTGATGTAGAGCTGCGGCTTACGGCGGATCTAGACCAGGCACTCAAACAGGTGCGTGGGTTCAGCAAGGAATATGCTGGCCTGGTAGGGCAGATAGAAAAACCGCTTCGCCAGACGAACTTCGCCCGTGATCTAGAGCGTGACCTTGAAGGCAGTGGCAAGGCAATTCAGGCAGCCAAGGCGCGACTGTCGGAGCTGCAGCGCGAGCTGATAAACACTGACAATCCCACAGAGCGTCTCAAAGAGTCCTTCAAGGCTGCCGCCAGAGAGCTTCAGCGTCTGGAACGTGTTGAGGCGGCTCAGGTCAGCCAGCTTTCGCGGGTGCGGGCTGAACTCCGGGGCGCTGGAGTAGACACAACTCGCTTGGCAGCTGAGCAGCGCCGTTTGAGCGCCGAGATGGCGAAGGGGCTGAGTGCTGGTCGTGCTGATGCTGCGGCGCGTGGGATTCGTGAGCGCGCCGCTGCACTCAAGCAGCAATCCATTGCCCAGCGGCAGGCAAACCTCGAGGCGGCCCGCGCGACCTTTGGCGTTACCCAGGCGCGCGCTGCCAAGCAGGAGTTGGTGAGCCTGCGGCAGCAGTTTGAGCTTTTGAAGAGTCGGGGAGGTTTGACCACCCAAGAGCTGGCAATGGCGCAGCGGCAGCTGAAGCAGCGCATTGCGGAGACCAAGCGAGAGCTCAAATCACTGCAAGGCGGCTTCAGTATCGACATTGGTGGTGCCGCTACAGGCGGAGGTGGGAAGGGCGGAGCGGCCGCCGCTGTTGCTGTTGCCACCGCTGCTGCTGCGGGAGCCGCTGCTACACAAGTGGCCCAGGGCGCGGATGAAGTTGGGCGCCTGGACACTCGTTTGAAGCTTGCCACCAAATCCCAGGAAGAGTTCAACAGGGCGCAGTTCGAACTCGATCGTATCGCCGACGAGACGCAAGGGGATATCTCTGGGCTGGTCGGTCTTTACAGCCGTTTGCAGCGACCGCTCCGCGACGTTGGGATGGGGCAGAAGGAGACGCTTGAGACCATCGAGGCCGTGTCTCTGGCGATGAAGATTGGCGGCACATCCGCCGAGGAGTCCTCAGCTGCAATCCAGCAGCTCTCGCAGGCGCTTGCAAGCGGTACCCTGAGAGGAGACGAGTTCAACTCCGTACTTGAGCAGTCCGATCGCGTGGCTGGCGCGCTTGCCGATGAGTTCGGCGTGACCATTGGCCAGCTGCGGGAAATGGCCTCGCAAGGCCAGATTACTACCGAGGCTATCGTCAAGGCCTTTGGTAACCAGCTGCCCAAGCTGCGGCAGGAGTTCGCGCAGTTTTCGCCCGAGTTGACCACCGCCATTTCTCGGGCCGGAACCGAGCTGAAGCGCTATTGGGGGCGGCAGGCGAAGGAGTCTGGCGTTACTGACTACTTTGCCTCCGTGATCAATGATTACGCGAAGGGGGTCAATCAGGTCGCCAAGGCAGAACAGCAGACCTACGATTCTCGCGCGGATAGCCTCCGCTCGCACAATGCAGAAATGGTGGACTTGCAGAAACAAGCCTCTGTGGCACGCAAGGCCGCGCTTGATGAGCAGGTGCGGAACACCGAGACGGCCCTGAAGAAGCAGGTTGAGGCTGAGCGGAAAGCCGCGAGCGAGCTGGCTAAGGCCAAGCAGGCGCAGCTGGAAACTCAGCAGCGTTACAAGGCCGCCTTGGCCGGCTTGAACAGCAGCGGGCAGGCCGCTGATCCCAGCTTCGGCCAGGCGTCTGCCCTGAAAGTTGGCGCCCGCCAGGCCTTGGAGAACGGTGACGTTGAAGAGGCGAAGCGGCAGGCCCAGGCCGCGCTTGAGATCCTGCAGCAGCTGGCCCAGGCTGGTGAGAACACCTATGGCTTTGCCGGTGTTATCAAGGAACTTCAGTCCATTGAGCAGTCCGCCGACGGCAAGAAGGTGGACGAGGCCCAGGCCAAGCTGGACAAGGCGAAAGAGGCTGCCGCTCAAACCAAGGCCGCGCTCGAGGAGCTGAAGGACATCAAGGTGCAGCCCACCCTGGATGCCGAGGCGCAGCAGGCGCTGCTGGATCAGATGGCGAGGCTGGCCGACCAGGCCAAGATCATCATGACGATCCCGGTGACCTACCAGAGGGGCGACTTCGACCCTGTCTCCGGCGACTACATCCTGCAGCAGCCCAACCTCACACCGCCTGGTGCTGGCTTCGCCGATGGGGGCTGGACCGGCCCAGGCGGCAAGTACCAGCCAGTAGGTGTGGTGCATGCCGGCGAGCACGTTCAGCCTCAGCGCATTGTGCGGGAGCCTGGGGCGCTGTCCTTTCTGGAGCGAATCCGCCGGGATGGCTTTCGCAGCACGCTGGCCAGCCTGCGAGATGGCTACGCCGAAGGTGGATTGGTCGGGCCTCGCAGTCTACCGACCATTCCGTCGATTCCGCCGAGCCTGCTGGAGGCTGGCGGCGGGAGCGCCGAAAGCTTGGGCACCCTGGTGCTGCAGCTGGGCGGCCAGCAGTTCTCGGTGCAGGCCCCGCGCAGCACGGCGGAGGAGCTGAGCCGAACCGCCAGAAAGTTGGGCGCCACGCGCCGCGGATAACAGCCCGCTTCGGCGGGCTTTCTTTTGCCTGGAGTTTCTATGTCCCTACCGCGAGTGATGCTCGGCGGCGTCGAGATCGTTGTGCACGCCGGCGTGCCGGAGCAGGCAGACGCCCCTGTCGTGGCAGAAACCATCATCCGCATGGGGCAGGGTGGCGGGGTAAAGCTCACCCACTTCCGCAAGGCCGGGGGGACCATCAGTGGCCAGGGCTGGATGCCGCCAGGCCTGGATGGTCTCGACTATGGCCAACCGCTGGAACTGCGCTTGACCAAGCAGCAAAGCATCACGCAGGCCAGCCACCTCGGCATCACCCTCACCAGTACACCGCGGCCAGACATGGCGCCTTGGGCTCAGGCCCTGGTCGGTCGTGACTGGGTGCCAACGCCTATGTCGCTTTCTGGCCTGGCTGCGACCGTGGTTCCTTTGCCCGGCGCCAAGATGTACAGCGTGCAGTGGATGCCCCGCTACTGGGTGTTCGCGCAGCGCCCTGTCCAGCAGATGAACCCGGGAGATCCTTCTCGACCACACAGTTGGTCGATTCCGTGGGAGGAGGTCTGATGCAGGTCGGTATCGATGCACTCAACACCGCCGCCCTGAACGATTCCTCCGGTGCCGGCAGCCCGCCAACACCAGAGCCCATCCCCACGGGCGTGGCATTCACCTGGCGTGACCAGGTGCTGATCAACGGCTTCGACGTCAGCAGTGTCATCACTGGCGAGGTGGAGGTTGACCGCGAGCGCGGTGCGGCCGGCATTGCCGACTTCGCCCTGTTCATGAGCGAGGACCCGAACCCGCAGGAGTGGGTAGGGCGCCAGGTGATCATCAACTACCTGAGCACCGCTGGCGGGGTAACCACCAGTGCGCGGCTGTTCACGGGCAGCATCGAATCCACTACCTGGGACCCGCTAACGCGCCAGTTGGCCTGCGCCTGCAGCGATCGTCTGCAACAGCGCGTCGAGCGCCTGAGCGTCGCCCAGGTCGATGCGCTGACGCCGTGCTACTGGTCGGCGGATGTCTTCGAGCCTGCCTCGGGTCGCAGCCGTTGGGAGTATGCCGAGGAGCGGCTGAGCACCCTGCGCGCGAGCCTGGACTGTGATGCCTACGGTGCGCTGCGGCTGACGTCTTGGTACGCCGGCCCGGTGGAGTATGTGTTCGGGCCGGATACCACGGTGTACCAGAGCGTGGCAGTGAGCTACGCCGACCTGGGCACGCTGACCAACGTGGTGGAGATCGAGGCCGACTACCGCTACCCGCGGCTGCGGCAGAACGTCACCACCTTTGTGTGGGATCACCCGGGCAATGACGGATCGAGCGGCATCCGGGGCTTCTGCTCCTGGCGCCCCGAGTCCACTGAGCTGCCGGATGTGGAGATGATCCGCTCGGCCACCTCCAGCGCCGGGCTGGTAATGGTGAACGCCAGATTCGATCGCCTGCCGCCGAGTGACGGCAACCCCTGCGGCGACGGCAACCCCTGGATCAACACCTACACCGAGTTGCTGCTGGGCGCGGCCTGGGGCGGCGCGCGCCGTTGGGTGCAGAGCGTCACAGAGCAATACCAGCTGCGGGTCGAGGCGCCTTCCAGCATCGCTGATGTCGGCGAGGTCTTCGCCCGTGAGGGCTCGGCTGTCGAGATCGAGAGCGACCGGGCTGAGCGCTGGGAGCAGGGCCTGCGGGAACAGTCCGAGGGCGGCTTGGTGGTGGGTGGCTACGAGACCGAAGACGAGGACCTGCGGGCAGAGGAGCGGCGGCAGCTGTTCCTGCGCTGCCTGCTCAACCAGGCCGCCACCACCATCGTCAGGGCGCACAACGCCACCGAGCTGAGCTGGGATGTGCCCACCAGCCTGGTGATGGAGTTGGACCTGGGCCAGACCCTCAGGCTTGCCGACCAGGGTGTGGTCGGTGTCGGCCGGTGCAGCCGGCTGCAGCACCGCCTGGACAAGCAGGCAGGCGCTGCGCTGACCACCATCACCATCTCGGTAATGCGCGGTGGTGGTTCGGTGAATGACCCGCTCACACCGCCACCGCCTCCGGCAGAGCCGCCGCCTGGCGGTGGCGGGGTAGGTACAAGCCCGGGCCTGGCAACGCAGCTCGGCGGCCGTGACGACAGCGGCACCTACGACGATGAGCTGGATGGATTCAGTGGCAACTACGACAACTTCGACAACAGCTACGAGCGCTTCCCGCGCCGATTCAGCCTCACGGCCCCTGAGATACCGTCCGCGATGGTGGATGAGCAGATCGTGCCGGTGGGGCAGACCTACCGCATTGCCATTCCCAATGACCCCCTGGAGCTATAGCCAATGAACAGCCTTGGTGACGAGCGCCGCGCGCTTGGGCGCGCCCTGGTGCAGCAGCGTACTGGCAGGAGCACTGTCGATGCGCTCAACCGCGTGGTGGGGCGCCAGAAGGCGAAGAAAACTCTGAAGCTGCTGGACCCGCGCGGCGCCCTTGTGGCGCAGCGCGGCCGTTCTGACTACACCGATACCCGGCCCAATCAGGCTGGCGGTACCGGCGTGGCCTGGCCGTTGGTGGAGTCCGACTACGACGCGCGGACTTACCACGCTAGTGGGCTGGCCAGCAGCGATGGGCTCTTCACGATCCCCGCGATCGATAAACTGGTGCTGACCGATGCGGAGGGCAGGACTGGCGAGGTCCGGCTGGCTGAGCCGCCGGCGCCGACACCATGACCGGGCGCGTACTGGTGTGGCCGTGGCATGGCCGCCTGCAGAACGGGCAGATCAGGTTGGCCAACGGCAGTTTCAGGGCGCATCCCCAGCCGCAGAACAGTGAGGTGACCCTCAACCTGTTCGGGCCCGGGGATACCCACCACATCAAGGTGGGCGGCATTGAGCCGATCACGTCAGCCGAGGCCGCCCTGGCGCCGCCCGGCGGGCAGTGGTGGGCCGGTGAGGCGCTGCTTAGCGGCACCATGCTCTACGGGAAGTCGCTCGATGGCTGGATCTACCAGGGGCCCGGGTATTCGCGCTGGTGGGTGAAGATCCAGGGCGTGAGCGTGGGTACCAGCGCCACCACTGGCACCTTCCGTGTTCGGCGCTTTGGTGTGTTTGGCGGCGAGCCTGATACCCGCAACTTTAACTTCACGCTCAGTGCCGGGCGTTGCCCACCCGCTGAGGCCGCCCGGATCGGTGCGGATCTCGGCGGCAGCAACGTGGGCTACCTCAGGCTGCATGCCGTGAGCGAAACCGGGCGCACGGCTGTGCTCGCATTGGTGACGCGCAACACCGGGCCGAGCAATGACCGCCGCCCCCGCGCCTACCGCTTCTTCCTGGCCAGCGTCAGCGGTGACGGCGAGAGCCTGGCCATCAGCCTGTCCGAGCTTTACGGCATCGACGAGATCGCACCGCAGCCCGCCCCGCAGCCGGATCGCGGCTTTGTGCGACTGAAGCCGTCAGTTGCGGAGGAGACCGGCCGGGAGCCCTACCTGCAGAACGGGGAGATAGTCGCCTACGACGTGACCTACACCTTGGACAGTGACTCCGGGTTCGAGGTGACCACCACGCCTACGGCTTTCACGGTACCGGGCACCTACACCGATGAGCGGCGGGTGATGCTGCAGGTGAGGTTGAGCGGGGAGACGCCGGTGCCGGTGTATGCCACGGCCAGGTATACCTGCACGGTGCCATGGCCGACCTTGCAATGGGTCACCTCGCGCGAGCGCAAGCGGCGCGAGTGGCTGACCGGCGGGGTGGGTACGCTCGAAGAGGCGATGATCAGCCTGACCGGCAGCGTGTCGGTGACGGCGCAGGTGGAGTTCTCGGTCGGCGACTGGGTTGATCAGGTGGTGGTCAGCTGCTCCAGCTCCGTGGATACGGGCGAGTATATGTTCGGTTCCGGAATGCCAACCGAGGCGGTGGACAACAGCTACGTCGCCACCGGTCTGGCGGGCACGATGTCCCTGGTGGTGCCCAACCTGCCGTTGCAGTACCTGGGGCCTGTGCTCTTCGGCGGTTTCGCCTGGGGCTCCGATACCCGGCAGCCTGGGTTCAACACCAGCATTGGTGTGCCGGGGCAGTTGCCGGCTGTGCGCAACTACCTGCTGCGCCTCGATCTGCTCAGTAACAACCTGGTGGCCGCTTCCGGACGAATCGACTCCGGGCCGCAGTCCTACATCAGTGCGATCGCCGCCGGAAGTGCTGTGCCCTACAGCGGCGCCTATCCCGCTGGGGGGCTGTCTGCCTTTGGCAGCTACAACCCCGTCACCGGCGACGTTGAAATCGCCTCAACCCCTGTGAACTGGATCTAGTGACCATGCAGCGATTCGTTAACAACTGGTCCACCACGCTCCTGGCACCGCTGCTGGCTGGCGACTCGGAGCTGTCTGTTTCCGCCGCTATGGCTGCCAAGGTGGCCGCGCGCCTGCAGGATGCCGGCGACTATCTCGACCTCACCATCAGCCCGGAAGGGGCCGCCCCGGAGATCATCCGGATCACCGGCGCCGGCACGGGCGTGCTGGCGATTGGCGGGAGAGGGCGCGAGGGAACCGCCACGCCCAGCAGTTGGCCGGCGGGCACCGTGGTGCGCTGTACCGCGACTGCCGGCTTGCTGGAGTCCCTGCAAAGTGCACCTGCTGTGGGCTTGCCCGATGCGCAGCTGTACACCGGCCCCGGCCCGCTGGTGATCGACGGTAGCGCGGCAGAGGTGGTCTGGCAGATGGGGGCTGGCATCACCACGCCGCAGATCCACCTGGTGGAGACCGGGCGGGTCAGGGCCAACGTGGTGGTCTTCGCCTACAACATGTCGGCCTCGCCGGTGCAGCTCACGGTTCTGGATCAGTCCGGAGACGGGCTGACCAACCTCGACTCGCTGGCCTCGGTATCCAGCATCACGCTGGCACCGCTGGAAGTTGGCCGGGCGCCCAACACACGGTTCGCCAAGATTCTGGACCTGCCGTGGATGGCGCTCGGTTACTACAACTACGAGGAGGATGGCGTGGTGCCTCCTGCCTGAGCCGTTGCCCTAGTTCCGCCTCTCTGCTGCTGAGCCTCAGCGGCGCCTGAACCTGACCCCATTCCAGACAGGAGAAAGCCAGCCATGCAGCCGGCCCGCCAAGACTTGCCCGTTGTTCCGGGCACGACCTACCGCGACACCGTGCGGCTGATGCAGCCGGACTACGCCTACAAGCTGATCACGCAGATCAGCGGCGCGCCTGCCGTGCTTTCCGTGCCGCAGCATGGCCTGGCCGGCGACTGGCCGGTGTGGGTGCGCGGAGTGGCTGGCCTGCCGGCCATCAACCGGGAGCCGCCGAAGGTGCTGCCGCACCGCGCCAAGCGCCTGGATGCGAACTCGCTGGAGGTGAACGCGGTTTCCGCGGAGGGCGCCCGGCCCGAGGGTGGCCAGCTGATCTACCGCCTGCCGGTTGATATCTCGGCGGCTGAGGTGCGCATGCGCTTCAGCGGCCTGCAGGGTGATGACCTGGTGCTGGAGATCGGCTCCGGCCTGGAGCGGCCCGCCCCCGGCACCGTTACTCGAGTGCTGACGCCCCAGCAAACGGCGCTGCTGGATGGCGATTGGCGGTACACCTTCGAGGTGGAGTTCGCTGACGGCACGATCACCCGCTACTTCGAGGGTGGCCCGGCAAAAGCGGGGGGCTGCCATGGATGAAGGCGCCTATCTGGCAACGCTGGAGTTCACCAACAGCGAGACGGCCGAGGTTGAGCGCGAGTACCTGGTGAGCCTGCAGCAGCAGGAGGTGGTGCTGGTGGAGCAGGGCAGCCAAGGCCCGCCCGGCCCGCCCGGAGAGGGTGCTGCCGCCTGGCAGCAGAAAGATTGGTGAATCACTACTGCAGGAACCCGCTATGGCCCTGGTCAAATTCTTCAAAGTCACCTCGCTGCCCAGCACGCTGGAGCCGGACAGCCTCTATTTCGTCCTCAACTCGGGGTATACCGAGTCCTACCTGACCAACGCCGCCGGCGAGGCCAAGGCGATCGGCAACAGCGCGATGATCAACGCGCTGATCGCTGATGCCCTCAGCAGCCTGCCGTCATCGGGCGCGCCTGTGTTGTATGCCGCCGACATCGCCGCGCGCGATGCGCTGGAGCCGAGCCTGACGCAGGCGGTGTTCGTGCTGGTGGCCGATGCCACCGATGACCCGACCGTGAGCGCTGGCGCGGCGATGTACGCCTGGAACCCGTCGACCAGCACCTGGATCAAGGTGGCCGAATACGAATCCATGGACGTGACGGTGACCTGGGCCTCGATTGTCGGCGGCCCCAGCTCGACGCCGGCACAGATCGACAGCGCCGTGTCGGCATCGCACACGCATGCCAACAAGGCCATGCTGGACAAGCTGAGCGAGAGCGGCGGTCTGTTGCGCTTCAATGGCAGCCCGATCCCAGCGGAGTGGGACGGCGCGAACTGGTGATCCCATGGCGACGATCAAGCACTACAAGGTGGTTGCCGCCCTGCCTGCCGTCTTGGAGCCGAACTCCATCTACCTGGTTCGTGTTGGGGCTGGGTATGAGCAGTTCGTTACCAATGGCAGCGGCACGGTGGTGGCCTATCCGCTGAACATGCCCCGGGCTGTACCGTTCTGGAAGAGCGACGGCACCCGCGAGGACATTCCCCTGACAACCAATGGCGAGCTGCCGTTCTGGCTGAGCGACGGCACGCCCGCGAACATTCCGGTGGTGACCAGTGGCTGAGAAGAAACCGCTGAAGAAGTGGGCTGGCGGCATCGGTGAGATGGAGCCAGGTGACAAGGTGCACAGTGACTTCATCGATCCGTGGGCATGCCTGCCGATTGGTGTGCCTGTGCCGGTGTTCACGCACATCACCGGCGTGAGCGCGCCGCCTACCGATCGCAGCTATCGCTACATCAAGCTGACCGCCTCGGACAGCTACAACAGCGGCGTGCTCACCAGCGAGAGCGTGAGTGGTTCGGCGCCCCTGGTGCTGGCCAGTGCCGTGGTGAGCCTGAGCGGCAGCCCGATCAATGGGCGGACGGTTCAGCTGATCAACACAGAGCGGCGTGCCCTGCGGGCGGGTAGCTCGGGAACGCTGCAGGATGATGCCCTCCAGGGGCACTGGCATGACATTTATCGCGCCACTGACGGCGGAAGGCCACGCAATAGCGGCGGTGCAGTTGGGCCCGGGGCAAACGCAGCGCTGCTGAACAACACGGCCGCAATAGACAACAACTCCTACCTGGCGCGCGACATTATCACTGACGGCACCAACGGCACGCCGCGCACTGCGAACGAAACGCGCGCCAAGAACATCGGCGCCGACTACTACATGAGGATCCTGTAATGCCGTATGCCGCTGAGGGCCGCATCAGCCATGACCCGATCGATGGGGGAGTCGAGATTACCGAGGCGCAGTACGCCGAGGGCCTGGCCGCCATGCTGGAGGGCAAAAGGGTCTCCGTCGTTGGTGGCTTCCATGTGGCTGCGGTTGAGGCTCCAGGGGAGCCTGACCCAGATCCAGAGCCAACTCCTGAGCAGCTGGAGCGGCTGCTTGTCACTCAGTTCAATGAGTTTCTCGACTCCGTTGCTGGGCAGCGCCGCTACGACAGCCGCTTCACCTGCGCTCTGCGTGCGGGGTTCGAAGGGCCATTCCAGGCCGAGGGCCAAGTGTTCGCTGCCTGGATGGACGAATGCAACATGATTGCCTATGGAGTAATGGCGGACGTGAAAGCGGGCCGGCGGGCGGTTCCGTCGCCGGCTGAGCTTCTGGCCATGATGCCGCAGATCCAGTGGCCACCGAGCCCGATACCGGAGGGAGCCGTATGACCGTTCAGCTGGCGCTGTACAAAGGGAAAGGGCAGATCGGGAACAGGCTGATCTGCTGGTGGACGCGCAGCATCTATAGCCACTGCGAGCTGGTGGTCGACGGGGTCTGCTACAGCTCATCGGTGATGGATAAGGGCGTGCGCAAGAAGCAGGTCGGCACCGGCCCAGACCAGATAGACCTGCGCCCTGAACACTGGGACCTGGTGCAGTTGCCCTGGGCGAATGCGGCTGCCGTGCTCGAGCACTTCGGCCGCACCGACCCCGACCGCTACGGATGGCCCACCCTGGTGCTGAGCCAGGTGTTCAACCGCAACCGCCAGGTTGAACATGCGGCCTTCTGTTCGGAGTGGTGCGCTGCGGCACTCGGCTTGCCAAGCCCGGCGAGCTATAGCCCGGCCACGCTGGGTGCGCTTTGCAAATGGCTGCCACATCAGGGGGGATGATCAGGTATCCCGGCTATACGCCGCTGCGGAGTCTCGGCCAAACGAGGTCAGGCCATGTCCTCGACCGTTCGATACTCTGGCCTGCCAATACCCACGCAGTCCGGCGCTTGGATGTTGATCCTTGCTCCGCCCGATCGGTACTCCAACAGCGTGATCATGATGCCGGCCTTCAGCTCCTCCAGGAGCTCTTCGGCGCTGATGCCTTCTTCCACCTTGAGGTGGATCTGCTGGCCGGTCGTACGGGTGAGAGTGAGTCCGCGCATCTTTTCGCCTCCTTGCGTTAAGTGCTTCCAGCATAGACCGATTTTTGGGGATGCCCTTCACGGCCTCCGCATCGGCTGACTCAGGCGCTTTCGATGGTTATGGCGAGGCGCTTGCCGAGTGCCTGCAGGGCTGCCTCCAGCTGCTCCATCTTGGAGGTGTGCAGGAAGTCCACCAGCCGATCACCCTGCACCTGGGCCACGCCCAGCAGGCGGCAGAGGTCGGCCTTGCGCATTCCGCGCGCCATCATCTCGTTCCACAGAGCAATCTTCGCCACGGTGACGGCCGAGAGGTGAACCACCTTTTCGCCTGGCTGTGCCGGCGAGGCGGCCGGGATCGGCCGGCGCTGGTCGACGTAGATCGACAGGGTGGTTTCGATGGCATCCGCGGCCATTTTCAGTGCGTGCTTCTCATCATCTCCGAAGCTGTTCAGCTCCGGCAGATCGCGGCAGTAGATCGCGAGGCCTGGAACAGTATCCGGCATGAAGCGGACTGCGTAGTTGTACATATTCGCTCCGAATTGATGTGAGCCAAGTGCCGAAGCGTTATACAACATTTATGTAATTTCTGAGTCCTGGCCCGCCTTGCGCGGGCTTTTTTGTGCCCGGAGGAATCATGACCCCGAGAGAAGCTCGCAACGGCCCTGTGGCCGAGGCGCTGTTGTTGCTGCCCGCGAAGATGACCAGCCCTCAGGCCGAGCTGATGTTGTTGGCGATCGGTCTGCAGGAGTCCCAGCTCAAGTACCGCCGCCAGCACGGCAATGGCCCGGCGCGATCACTGTGGCAGGGCGAGCAGGGCGGTGGGATGGTCGCCGGTCTGCTCGGCTTCTATGACCAGAATGTGCAGGATCTGGCGCGCGGGTTGTGCGCCGTGCGTGGTGTGTCTGCCCAGCCGCGTGCTGTCTGGGAAGCGATCGAGCACGACGACGTGCTGGCGGCAGGGTTGGCGCGGCTGCTGCTCTTCACCGACCCGGCCAGGCTGCCAGGCCTTGGTGACGAGGAGGGCGCCTGGCAGCTGTACCTGCGCACTTGGCGCCCCGGCGCCTTCACCCGCGGCACGGCGGCGAAGCGCGCAGAGCTGCGGCAAAAGTGGGCGAAGAACTACGCGCAGGCGCTGGAGGTGGTGCGGTGAGCGGCTTGTTGAAACTGGTGCCAGCCTGGGCGTGGGCTGCCCTTGCTGGCTTGCTGCTGGCCACCATTGTGGGCGGCGCGCAGGAGATCCGCGTCAGCCTGCTGCACAAGCAGCTGCAGGCCGAGGTGGACGGGCGCTTGGAGGATGCTGGCAAGCTCGGCGCATGCCGTGAAACGCGCGGCACTCTTCTGGTCCAGCTGAGCGAGCAGAACCAGGCCATGGCCAGCCTGCGGCAGGCTACCGCCGCCCGCGCGGCGCTGGCCGAGCAGACGCAGAAGGAAGCCGGACGGGCTGCTGAGCATGACTACCAGGCTGCCAACCGCCTGCAGCGGGAGCGCACCGGCGGAGATGCCTGCGTCGCCTCAGAAGCGGTGATCAACCAGGAGCTGGGTCTATGAAACGAATGCTGCTGATGGTGTTGTTTGCACTGGCAGGTTGCGCCGGCCAGCCCGTTGCCGAGCCCGAGCCGCGCATTGTGCGCGTGGAGGTGCCGGTGCAGGTGCCATGCAAGGCGCCTCAGATTGCGGCACCTGCCTGGGCTGCTGCCGAGCTGAAGGCGGCTGATAGCCTGGAGGTCAAGGTGCGCGCCCTATTGGCCGAGCGCCGGCAGCGAATCGGCTACGAGCGCGAGCTGCTGGCGGCGAACAGCGCCTGCCAGTAG